ATGCGCATCGTCTCGAAGACTAGCGCATCGAGCTTTTCCTGGGAGCACGACATCTGTGTGATGCCGTGTCCCGCGATGTTGACCGTCGCCCACGGCCAATTTTCGCGGGCAGATATGAGACACTTGGCTGCGTCTTCTGGATCGAACCCATCGGGCTTCGTCGTTACCCAGACGTAGTTACTCCCGGCCTTCTCGGTCGCGAGTCGGGTCAGTCCGCGCCTGCCGCCCGAGCCGTTGGCCGTGAATGCGAAGTCCCAGGTCTCGTCAGCCTGGGCCGCATTCTGGAACGTCCGGCCATGATAGCCGGGCTCTGGGTGCAGCTTGAAATCGATCGCACTCAAGAAGTCAGCAACCCGACAGTTGCCGACGATGAATACTCGGTAGTCTCGGTAGTTTCCCCTGGCAAGCTCAGCCAGGCGGGCTCGGACCTGATCGGCGCGATGCTGCCACTTGGTCCAGAGAACCCACAGATCCGTGGTTGAGTCTGGATCGATCTCCTTCTCGTAGCCGTTCTGTTCAAGATGGATCAGTCGGAGGTCACCCAGTGGACGGGCGGCCAGCTCCTTTACTGAGATGACTACCAGCATGTTTTAATCTCCTTGGTGATGGTGAATTTGAGGTGGGCGGCGCTGTTGCTGTTGGCCGCCCACCTCGCTGCTATCCCTCTACTTCTTGAAGATCGTGACGGTCCAGCCAGCGGACAGCGCGGCGCGGATCTGCTCGCGCATCGCCTGTCGACGGGAGTCGTTTCTCCCGCCGAAAAACAGCCTGGAGTCGTAGACCCACATCCTGCAGTTGCGCGAATCGGTCAGAACGACGCGACTCGCCAGTTTGAGGCGCCACGCCCGTTCGAGTGAACCATACTTCTTCACCTGCACCATTGTCGATCTCCTGGTGATGATGAGAGCCTGGTGATCAGCACGGCCTGCTCTGGCCCTTGCTGTTGTAGTTGCTGTAGCTACCAGCAACACAGCTCGCTCTCTGTGTAGGCAGAGGCAAGGCCTGCAAGCCGGAGCGCAAGGGTCAAGCAGGCAGCGTGACACGACGACGGGAACCGAAAAATGCGCCAGCATTTTTTGGAACTCGGCGTGGCACGATGACTGCAGATCCCTTGCGCGGAGGCTGGTCGCGGAGGAGGCAATCGACGCGCTGTGTGAGCGCGTGTGGCGCAGCTGTATCGCGACAGCACGCGCTCGCGGCGAATTGCCGGGGCGCGACCGTTGGGGATCGGATGAGTAGGGTTTGACGCAGCTTCACCGCGACAAACCCCAACTCAGCCGAGACCCATAAGCCAGGCCTTACCGTCGCCGGAACATAGAGAGAGAGTATTAGAAGCTCGGCCGAGCCGCTGTCGGACAGAACCAGAGGTCCGGCCGACTATCGTCATAGTTAGTGTGTCCACGACGTAGGCGGCCGGACCGGATAGCAGTTAGTCCTCGTCCGACCAGCGGCGAGCGCAAAGGATGAACCAGCTTAGAAGCACACGCACTGAATTGTCGCCCAGAGGGGCGACAAGAGGCAGCCTAACACGCGACAGCATGTCCGCGCATCAGATGCCAAGCGTAGCTCATAGCCAGAACGCGGACAGAGGACTGAACGCTCAAACGGGCGCTGATGGCACAGATCTGTAGTCAGACAGCGCCAGCACGTAACCACGTCACAAGCCAGACAGCGCTGGCTCTGCGAGCGCCCCTAGGGCGCGAAGCAGAGGCGGCCCACGTAAGGCCAGAGCGGTGCGACAAGGCCGTAAATGAGCCGCCATGCACAGCCCACGAGGCGGGCTGTATGCGGGGCGCACCGATGCCGACTGTTCAATATATGACAGAAGGATCGCACGAATGCGGGACGACATAGGATGTCGTTTAGCACCGTGGGTCTATGCGGGTGGTTGAGTGCCGTCGTCTTTGGCCCGTCGTCTTTGACGCAGGCGCTGTTGTGTCGCCCCCCTGGGGGGTGCGTTCCCGGGAGAAGGTAAACGCGGCCGAAGAGAGTTCGTCGCTCGGGTGTAGTTTTCTGAAAACCTTTGGTATTCGTTACTGTGGTTGTTCTGGTATTGGTTCAAGTAGTTTGGTGTCATTGCTGGTAGTGGTCTTTGTGGTGATCGGTGTGGGTCTGGTGTCTTGTTGGTATGTGTTGGCGAGTTCTTCGATGAAGGTTGTGTCGGTGGCTTCTTCTTGTAGGGAGGCTTTGGCTTCTTCTTCTGATTCGGGTAGTGATTGGACGAAGGAGAGTAGGTCGTTGGTGGCTGTTTTGACTTCTTCGAGGAGTGTTTGGACGGAGGCGGTGGGTCGGAGGGATCGGATCATGGACTCGTCGGTGATGGTTTTGCGGACGAAGTCGAGGAAGACTTCGGCGGCTCTGACGTGTCCTGATCGTGCTTTGTCTGCGAGTGCTTCGAGGATATCGGGGGTGGCTTGGATGGCGTTTCCGGCGACGCCGACGAGGAGTTGGTGGAAGACGTCGGGTGAGTTAGCGAGGTGGTAGAAGTCGGAGGAGGGTTTGATGCCGTTGGCGATGGCGAATTCGCGCAGGGAGTTATGTTGTCGGAGGGGTTCTGGAGTTGCTTTCCATTGTACTACCAGATCGATAACCCTCTTCTGAGTTGGGTTGAACGGTCGGGGTTTTGTTTTGGGCATAGTTATAACCCCCCTCTGGGGGTAATCATATACCGAGCCGGTGTGGATGAATGATTCCGAGCCTTTGTCGCCGCCTGCCTTTTGAGGGGGTCTTGGCGACCTACGCTCCCGAGGGTCGTTGTTGACTCAGGTTGACCAGTCTGAGGGTTTCCGTCTGTTGGGGTTGGCAGGATGACGGAGTAGTTTCCTGGGGTTGGTGGCTTTGCTTGCCCTGCCTGGGTGCCCCCCAGGAGCCTTACGGTGTGGGACATGTGAGTCGGTGGCGGGTGCTTCCGGCCCCATACACCCGCGCCGTGCTGTTGGGGTGGATCAGGGTGGTCTGGGTTGGGATTTTGTCATGGAGTAGAGTATAAGGCCCTGTGTTGCGTTTGTCTACTCTGGAGTGGACAGCGCGTGCACGGGGTTTATCTTTTGAGTGAGGTGGTGGTGTGAACTTGAACGGGGGCAAGGTCGATGGGGGGCGTCACGTACGGTAGTTCGGAGTTGAAAGTGATTGAGGATTTTGTCATTCGGGAGATGAAGCGTCGTAAGCGGACGTATTCGACGGGGACGCAGATCTACAAGAGTTCGGTTGCTGACTGTGACCATGCATTAGGGGCTTTGGCGGCGGTGCGGACGATGCTTCAGAGTGGGCTGGCTCAGGGGAGTCTGATCTGATGGAGAGGTGGGACGTGCTTGTCTCGCTCCAGGGGTTGCCGTGGATGGAGGAGTTGTGGTTCAAGTCGTCTCATCGCCATCAGTGGCTTGAATCGGAGGGTGCGGTGGTGCGAAAGTCGGTGGGTAGCCAGGTCTGGTGGGACGGGGAGGAGCCGAATTGAACAAGTTCGGGGCGAAGAAGACGGAGTTGAGCACGGGGGAGGTGTTTGACTCGAAGATGGAGGCGAAGCGATACCTCCAGCTGCGGGCTTTGTCCAACTCGGGGGAGATTTTGAATCTCCAGCGTCAGGTGCCGTTCGTGCTGACGGTGGGTGAGACGCGCGTGGGTCGGTATGTGGCTGATTTCGTTTACGACCAGCGTATCGGGTCGGTTTTTGCGACTGGGTTACCCCAGTTTGAGCGTGTTGTGGAGGATGTGAAGGGTATGCAGACGCCCCTTTTCCGCTGGAAGGCCAAGCATTTCGAGGCGCAGTATGGCTTTCCGATCACGTTGTATCCACCAAGGAGGTGTAGGATGGCGAAGAAGTGCAAGCCCAAGCCCAGCAAACCCGGTGGTGGCACGAAGAAGGGCAAGGAGTGTTAGGTGGCTGACCTGACCGTCACCCGTTACCTGTCCAGCCCGGGTGGGACGTGTTCGCACCTGGAGTTGGCAGACGGGACTCACCTGTTCGGCTTGGAGTTGCCCTGGCGGGACAACGCGATGGGTGCGTCCTGCATCCCCGGCGGCTCTTACGTGTTGGTTCCCTACCTGTCTGCCAAGCATGGACAGACCTGGGCCTTCGTTGGGGCTGGTGTCGGCGTCGTTCCGGCCCCTGGGATCAGCCGAACATACATCCTCATCCATCCGGCGAACGTGGTGGGTGAACTGAGGGGATGTGTCGCTCCTGGGCGGTCGTTCACCGATCATGGCGGCCGTCCTTTTCTGTTGTCGTCGCGCGATGCGTTTGCCGAACTCTCTCGCAGGCTCGGCCCAGGTCGGCACACGGCCTTGGTGCAGTGGTCATAGGAGGCACGATGAAGAAGTTCAAGCTCGGTTATCAGGTTACCTGGACGTCCCAGGCGCAGGGCACATCGAAGACCAAGTGTGGGACTATCGTTGCCGTGGTACCGGCTGGTAGCGACCCGGCGGCCTATGTCCCAGGGACGTTTTCTCTTGATCCGACGGGTGTCGCTCGTGACCATGAGTCCTACTTGGTGCATGTGCCTGGCCGTAACCGCCTCTACTGGCCCGTGGTGTCACGTCTGACCTGTGACTGATCTTGGCCCTCTCGCGTCTCTGGCTGCCGAGCTGGCTGCCAAGCCTTGGGCAGCCCAGCTCGCAGCCGATGCTCGTCCAGAGGAGTACCGTCGTGTCCAGCGGTTCATCGCCAGCCCGTTCTTTGCGTGGCGGCCGTTCGGTTGGTGGCAGGACCGTCCCTGGGGTGGATACAACGCTGAGCGGCGCAATCCGTGTCAGGTGGGCTACCTGGCGAGCACCAGCCGCCACAAGTGGGCCATGTCCGGCAACCGTGGTGGCAAGACCGTCGCCGCGAGTATGGAGGATGTGGCCGACTGCCTGGGCCTCGACCCGATCACCAAGCGCCCCCGTGGTCGGTTCACGCCGCCGATCCGCGTCTGGGTGGTGTCAGACACCGAGGACACGGCTATAGATGTGGTGGAGCGGACGTTTGCCGAGCAGGTGTTTGGCACGGACACCAATGGGTTCCTCTGGGAACTGTTACGGGACAGCAACCAGTGGACCCCTGGTGGTGGTTTCCGCGACCACACCATCGAGTTCATCAATGGCAGCACCATCACCGTTCGTTACTCCTCCCAGGGGCGTAACACTTTCCAGGGCGCTCGCCTGAACAAGGTGCGTTTCGACGAGGTGCAGCCGAGAGATATCTACTCCGAGTGCATGGCCCGCCTTGTCGACCTGCACGGCTGGTTCCATGCCGCAGCCACTCCCATCTTCGACTTGCAGGGTGGTAAGGGTATCCCCTGGGTGTTCGAGGAACTCTACTTAAAGCGCGAGCAACGCAACATTGAGTTCCATCAGTGGTCCATGTTGGACAATCCAAATCTCAGCGAGGCCGCCAAGCAAGACCTCATGTCCCAATGGGACGAGGATGAGATCGAGGCTCGCGTGTATGGCGCGTTTGTCCCGCTTGGAGTTCGACTTGCAGTTCCAACGAAGACGATCCGCGCCCTGCGCGAGTTTTGTCGTAAGCCTCACCTGGGCACTTTGACCATGTCAGAAGACGGCAAGCCTGAGTTCACAATAGAGGAAAGAGAATAGCCATGGGTGACAACAGTAGTATCATGGAGTTCCCCGATGTTGCCGTGTCGCAACAGCTTGCGGCTATGTATGAGCAGGCGCGAGCCATTGCCGACAAGGGGTTCTCCTGGCGTGAAGATGGTGTCAAGTTCTTCGGCCTGTGCGACACCATCTACAAGATGACGCCGGAGGGTGCTAACCCCCAGGAGTTCATGCTGCACATGGTGCTGCTGATGAACGACGCGTTCAACTGGACGGGCAACCTGCAGATGTTACAGGGGTTCGTTCAGTTGTGGTGGACGTCGGCGGGGCAGGCCGACCTGCGGGCGCGCGGCTACGCCGGTAACCAGAAGCCGGCCGGGACTCGCGGCTGATGCCATACCAGCTTCGCGTCTGGTCCTTCCCCCGGCCAGGGGCGACGTATGTGATCGGTGGTGACCCGGCTGAAGGCTTGGATTCGGGGGACGACTCTGTCCTGCAGGTACTATCGCTGGCCCATGGCGAGCAGGTCGCGGAGTTGCAGGGTAAAGTCGAGCCATTCGCCTTCGCTGGGTTGGCCTATCTGTTGGGAACGTGGTTCAATGACGCGCTGGTCGGTATCGAGAATAACAAGGACGGTGGTGCCAACCGCGCGTTGTTCGAGCTACGCTACCCCAACATCTACCTCGAACAGTCCGACGTGCGCCTGTCGTATGACAAGCCCTCTGCCAAGTTGGGATGGAACACCAACGTCCGTTCCAAGCACCGCCTGGTAGCCCAGGGCCGCAAACTGATGGAGGATGGCTCTGTTATACCTCATTCCGATCGCCTGCTTTCTCAGTTTGAGACGTTCATCCTTCAGGATGCGGGGTACTCGGCGGTAAAGGGCGGTCACGACGATCTGGTCATGTCGTGGTTGATCGGCATTGAGATGTTGATGTTCGCCACCCGCCTGGAGAAGGTTCGTGAGAATCCATTGATGCCTCTGATCAATGGCGAGCCGGTGGAGGCATTGTCAGCCGATGACCCGGCATCGCCACTCATACCACGCTCTCAGCGGTTGGCAGATAAGGTGCTCAAGGATCATGGCCTGCTGGAGGTTGGTGACGTAACTCTAATAGATGGAGCATGGTGATGCTGGTAGTCGTCGGGCTGACCATGACCTGGGCAGCCGTCTTCTTTGTGCTGGTGATCACGCGACAGCTGTCACGAGAGCGCGAGGAGCGAGTGCGGTTGCTCGAAGAGTATGCGCTACTCGCCCGCAACGTGCGTTACGCCCAGCTTCAGGCCGAGGTGCCCATGGCGCGGGAGCAGTTCGAGCGGATGTTCGGAACGACCGTAGATGACGAGGAGGGCACTCTTGAGTAAGCCGCTTGATCCCAATGCCATTGATGGCACGCACATCTTTGGCATTGGCCCAATGCCTGAGACGACCGGCATGTTGAATGTGGGCGGCCGGATGGTCATGTCTGTCCTCACCGAAGCCGCCCCAGGTGCTGGGCTACGCAAGGAGCCGAAGCCAGCGCCTGCGCCGACGCTGGAGGTGAAGCCAGAGCCGACTCCTGTCGTCGAGCACCCATCGTTGCCGGTGAAGATAGCTCTGGATGTGGATGAACTGAAGAACATGCTCATGCAGTATGGGCATCGCACGTGCATCTGGCATGTCACCAAGTCCTTGGCCCCAGGCGTTGGGTGGCTGTTTCATGGTAGTCGTGAACGTCCAGTGGTGCTCGTCAATATCGACACATGGACAGAGGCCTGGATCTCCTATCTGGCATGGATCGAGCCCATGGGTATCTCCGATGAGTCGGCAACCCTGTTTGGTGACAGCCTCGATGATGACCCTCAGATCGGTCCGATGATGGCGTTTGTGTAGCACGACTTGACATGCTCGTGTTACTCTCCTATGTTGAGGTTAGGACGTTGTGTGGCAAGGCCTTGCCCGTCCAACCTCATTCAGGAGATGAAGTGTGGCCCTCCTCGACCCCATGCGAGGGGCTGGCGGCACACCTGTAAACGCGTTGCCGCGCCCGCCCAAGAGTGACGACGACCTCCTGGCGTTTGCGGACAACGTCTTCGACTACTGCAAGAAGAACCGGGCTGGATTCGAGTATCGACTGCGTGAAGCCATCTTCTTCCTGGGTGGTGAGCAGTGGATCAGGTATCTGCCCAACCTGCAGCGATTTGACCGTCACAACCTCGACGAGTGGATTCCCACCCCGACCACCAACCATCTGGTAGCGTTCTACGACTACCTGATGGAGGTGCTGGTGTCTGGCGAGCCCTACCCAGACATCCAGCCGGCAACGCGTGAGGTCGAGGACGTAGAAGCGGCCAAGGCCGCTCGACGCATTCTGCAGTCCGAGTTTGAACGCCTCCGCACCGACCAGCATCTGATCCTACCCGCCGCCGCATGGCTCATCGTATCAGGTAACTGTGTCCTTACCTCTGGCTGGAACGCTCACGACGGCCGCGTCATCCGTCGTCCGCGAACCAAAGTGGTGGACCTGCCCTATGAGGAAGACGGAGCCGTCTGCCGACAGTGCGGGTATGAGGAGACTGCTACTGGGCGCGAGCGGTGCCCTGAGTGCGGGGGCGTACTCTTCTCAGGCAAGATCAACCCGCTGGACGACATGGGTCAGCGGATGATGATCTCTCGCGAAGAAGACGAGGTAGACGAGGCTGGTCGCGTTATCACCGACGACATCACCCTGGGTGACGTCGAGGAGTCTGTGGTCAACCTGCTCCACTGGTATCCACAACCGGTGTCCGACTGGCGCAAGGCGCGGTTCTGCGTAGAGACACTGCCGATGGATCTGGACGAGGTGATCGACAAGTTCGGCAAGGTTGGCAAGAACGTCTCTCCCGAGAGCATCACGGTAGACGAGTGGCAGTCGCTGTTTGCCTCAGGCCTGGCTGAGTATCCCTCGGATCACAGCAATGGCACACCATCGTCCGACCGGGCACTGTTACGCATTGTCCGTCACATCCCCGACCATCGTTTCAAGAAGGGGAAGCTCCTGATCTGCACCCGCGACACTGTCCTTTACGATGGCCCTCTGGACAGCCCAACGGATGCACTGCCATACACGCTGATTCGCTATCGCTCCCTGCCCGGGCAGTTCTGGGGCAAATCGCCCATTCAGGATGTGTTGCCGCAGCAGAAGCGGGTGAACGCCATCGATCAGACCATCGTCCTGAACAGGAAGCAGATGGTCAGTAACCAATGGCTGATCCCTGAAGGTGCTGGCGTCAACCGAGTCAGTGGTCAGGCCGGTCTGGTGATCCGCTGGTCCCCAGGTACGTCCGGTGGGTTCAAGCCCGAGCGTCTTCAGGGTGTGCCGCTGCCGGCCAGTGTCAATGCCGAGCGGACAGAGACGTTGGGTGACATGCGCCAGATCGGCGGCATCACCGAGATCATGCAGGGGCAGTTGCCCACGGGTGCGTCCGGCCTCGAAACCGGAGCCGCCATCGAGTACGTCTACGAGTCGGCATTCAAGCGCTTCAAGGCGACCATCTCCAGCTGGCGTTTAGGCCTGGCCGAGCACTTCCAGCGCAACCTGCTTCTATGCCGCGACCATTGGGATGAGGAGCGCCTCGTCCGTGTCATGGGTGAGGACCATGAGTTGGAGTCCTACTACTATCGTGGTGCGGACATCCAACGCGCCGAGGACATGCAGATCACCTGCACTCTGGGCCTGAAGCAATCCAATGTGGCCTACCAGCGAAAGGTGATGGACGCGGCTGGTAAGGGCCTGTTGGGCGACATCCGCGATCCAGCGATTCGTGGGCGACTGCTGGAAGAACTGGAGATCGACGGCTTCGACATGGAGTATGTCGCAGACGCCAAGAAGGCTCGACGTGTCCTGCGCGCTCTGCGCGACGGCGAGGAAGCGCCTCCAATACTGCCTACCGACAATCACACCATTCAGTTCCAAGTGCTGCGCGTGTTCACGCTCACCTCCGAGTTCGAGCAACTCGACCCTGAGCGTCAGCAGCAGATCATCCAACGCGCCCAACAGCATCAGCAGATGATGCAGCAGGAGCAGCAGCAGGCCATGATGGCAGCCCAGGCCGCGAAGGGGACCGGCGATGCCGCGACCCAGGCTGTGGTCGATAGCGGCGCCATGGGCCAACCCACGCAACAACAATCCGTAGGAGGATAACCATGCCCGACGAAAGAGCAGCGGAGGCTGAGGCCCCCGTCGCTGCTGAAATCGAGCCGATTGAGATCACCGACGAGCTATTCGCTGATCTGACCGGCAAGTCGTTGCCCGTGACAGCGCCGCAGGAGCACGCCGCTGAGGTGGTCGCGCCCGAGCCGGCTATGCCAGCGAACGTAGTGACCACGGATCAGATGCAGGCGTTGCTCAGTTCCATCGATCAGCGGATCGCTCAAGCCACTGCCTCGGGCCAGTCTAACGCCTCGGCACGCAAGAGTATCGCTGACGAGATCGCAGAGCAGAACCCAGAGATCAACCGTGATGCCATCGAGTTCCTGGTCAAGAACACCGAGAAGGTGATGGCCAGCCGAGTGGCTCCGGTGGTCAAGGTGTTGGCCGACAAGGTCGGCTCGCTGGAGCAACAGCTACAGTCACAGCAGTCCGACAGCACCTTGGCGGTGTTCAACAGCCATCTGGAATCGCTTTTCGATCAGGCCAAGATCGACGATCCCTTTGACCGTCAGGCGATGCGTGCCCTGGTGACTCAGGAAGGCCTGCGGACGTATGGTCAGAAGTTCGATCTGCCGGCTGCCACGAAGGTGTTCACCCAACTCAACTCACATCGCGTGAAGACGCGACATAGCCAAACCGAACGGCACACGGCCAGGAAGCAGGAGGCGACGGCTAACACTCCTCCTGTGCGACATGGCGACGGACGCATCGCCGCTGCGGACTTCACCAAACGGTTACGTGAAGACACCTCCAAAGGGATGTCGTTCACCGGTGGGAAGTTCCAAGAGATGGTGCGCCAGTTCGTGTCCAAGGCTGACAAGGCCGTCGGTTAGGGAGAGCAGAGATGCCCGGCGCAACCCTTACCACGATGGATCAGGCTCTGAAGTACATGTATCTGCCCAAACTTCAGAGCAACATTAACGACAACGCCATTCTACTGAAGCACATCGAGCGCGAGACAGGCATGACCTCGGCCACCGGCCGTTCGGCGGTGCAACCGATCAACCTGCGACCCAGCGAAGCGCTGGGTGCGCGTGGCGATGGCGGCGCACTGCCAAAGCCGCAGAACCAGACCTACTACGATTCGATCATCCCGTACGCCTACCTGTATGGCACCATCGGTGTGACCCACCCGTCGATTGTGCAGACGGCGTCGAAGGAAGGTGCGTGGATCAAGGTGGTCAGTTCGGAAATGGCCGGTCTGACCCGTGACGCCCGCATCGACATGAACCGCCAGTTGTTCGGGTACGGCTTGGGCATCCTCGGGTCGCTGCCGTCGGCTCTGTCCAGCAGCACCTCGATGACGGTCTACTCCGGTCACAACATCAAAGTGGGGATGGTCATCGACGGTTGGTCGGCGTTGACCTCTGGCACGAAGAGCATCGACAGCGTCACCGTCACCGGTGTGTCGGGTAACACTATTACCCTGGGCACCAGTTCGTCTCTCGCGCAGTATGGGTACATCACTCGTGAGGACTCGGCCGTGTTCAGCGGCGCTTCGTCTGTGTGCTACGAGATGATGGGCTTGATGGGTATTGTGGACGATGCGTCCCTGAGCCCTGGCATCGGGCCGTTCGTTTCCACGCTGCAGGGCATCAGCCGCTCGACCTACCCCGAGTGGAACGCCCAGATCTACGAGAACAGCACGGCGAACGTCGGTCGTCAGATCACCCCCGCGCTGCTGGACCAGGCATTGATCGAGGCCCAAGCTGTCACGGGTGAGAAGATCAACCTGGGCATCACCAGCCCGACGCAGTTCCGCAAGATCGGGAACCTGATGGTGGGTGACCGGCGCTACACCGACACCATGGAGCTTGCCGGCGGCTTCACCGGCATCAAGTGGGCTGGTGTGCCGATCGTGTTCGACCCGATCTGCCCGGTGGACGTGAACGGCAACGACATGCTGTTCTTCCTCTCGACCAAGCATCTCACCCGGTTCGAGTTGCAGGACTGGGACTGGGACGACACGGACGGCGCGGTCCTACACCGGAACTCGGGTTACGCCACCTACGAAGCAACCCTCTTCTACTACGGCAACCTGGGCACCGACTGGCCCAAGAGCAACGTCTGCATCCGCGATCTGTCCAAGGCATAAGCCTTAGGGTAGGGGGAGGATGGCTACGGCTACCACCTCCCCCTACTCGCTCCTGAGTATCCTGGGCTTCCCAGGGGTCAACTTTCCCAAGGAGACTGTCCGTGATTCGTGATCGCAGTGTAGACCCACAGCGCCGCGTCTACCGTATTCCCTACCAGTTGTTCGGCCTGGAGCCGTCGCATCAGCACACCTACTCGGCCTCGCCTACCAACTCGGCTGAGGGCTTGGTAGGGATGGACACCAATGCTCCGACGATTAACGAGATCAGCACGTTCGGGTTTGGCGGTGTTGAAATCAACGCCACCACCGACGCGATCACTACGCTCGATCTAATCTTCCCCACGCTCTTTGATCCGTCCGAACCCATCGGCGTGCGATGCTGGTTCACAGCGAACGTCGCCGTCCCAGGGGCGACTGACGCGATCAGGTTCACTGTTACCTACAAGCAGGTCGATCCAGACGAGCAGTTCGCAGCGGCGTCGACGGCGCTGGATACCACCATCGCCACAACCACCCCAGGCGACATCACTGGCTACCGCCTGCTGGCCACCAGTCGTGGCATCATCAATGCCGCCAAGTTCGACTACACGTCGAAGAAGGGCGGGATCATCTGGACCGTGACCTGCTCGACGTTTACCAACTACACTGCCAAGGAGCCGGTCTTCCTGGCGCTGGAGTTGGACTACATGCCGTTGGAGTTCGCTCATCCCGAAGTCTCTCGTGACTTCTGGGCCAACCAAGCCGCATCGTCCTAACGGAGCGCGTATGTACATCCCTGATTGGCGGTTCAAGAAGGATCTGGTCGCGTATGACAGCAAACTCCTTGTGCGATGGATACCCGGCAAAGAGCGATGGGGTATCTATCGAGCCACCGATCTGGGACCGATCCTGGTGCATCTTGTGTCCGGTCCAGCCGGCGAATACCGCCCCCTCGACGAGCGTGTCCTGCGGCACTTGCGTCGTATGGACACGCATCGTCGAGGAGCGCGAGCGATCGTCGAAGAGTTGGAAGCGCGCAACCAAGCGCGGCAGGTGGCACAAGCTCGCGCTGAGAAAAACGACTACGAGGCGATCACCTCCGATATCGCGCCTCAGGTGCGGCGTGAGACAGCCAACGACGTGACGATGAACATCCCCAAGGAAGACAAGCTCGCGTTGCTGGAGCAGCACCTGGGTGGCAAGGAGAAGCTGGAGGAGGCCTTGTCGTGACGCCGCAGGAGATGCACGACGACTTCCTGGCCAACCTGGATGTGTCGTCCAAGTTCATCCCATCGGCAGAGGTTTTCCGCAGGCTCTATTCGGCACAGCAGGAGATCTGCCGCATCATCTCCTCTGAAGATCCATCATGGTTTGTGGGTAGTGCCGACCTATCCCTGGTTGCTGGTACCTACACCTACGCCATGCCGAACAACGCCCGGGCGGGCACACGGATCATCTTTGCGGAGAACAGAGAGTCGGGGCAGGGCGTCGAGATGACTCCGACGGATCTACGTGCATACCTCTCCCTCTCCTCATCGACCATCACCAACCTATCCGGCTTCTACCATTTCTCGTTCCAAGGCAGTCGTATCTGTGTCCTTCCAACCCCCGCTACGAGTATCGCCAACGCCATCCGCATGTGGTTCATCCCCAGCTACGGGAACATGGTGCAGTGTCGTCCCAGTGCGGTAGGGACCAACACCCTGACGCTCTACACGGGTGACCCGAACTACACCTACAACTGGGGCTCAGTGGACCCACGTGATGACATCTACAATGGGATGTCCATGCTGGTCGTGAGCGGCACTGGGGCGGGTCAGATACGCCAGATCAGCGACTATGATGGCACGACGCGCACCGTTACGCTGGAGACGAGCTGGAGTACGCAGCCGGTCACCTCCGGTACGACTGTGAGCACCGTGGCGATCATGTGCCCCGTGCCAGAGGACTTCCACCACGTCGTCCCGGTCCTGGCAGCAATGAACGCCACACCGAAGACGCGTAATCGACAGCGCGAGTTGGACAACGTCTACCAGCGGATGAAGCATGAGATGACATCCTGGGTAGCCAAACGACAAGACCAGTGGGGCCAGACGGTGGTCCCGTCAGACTACGGAGACTGATATGGAGCATCTTGGCCCCGACGCCCAACGTGCAGCGTTGTATGTCTATCCCGTTGGAGTAGGTATTCCCAAACGCAAACCTGACCCTGCTCCAGAAGAGGAAGAGACAGAGGCTCCTCCCATCGATCCCGATCCAGTCAGCATGCATCTTGAGGAACTGAGTCGAAGCCACGGCAACTCAGGTCGCGTTCCTCGTTCCAAGCGTGATCCCTACGTGAAGAAGGTCTAAGCACGATGCTTCAGAACGGTGGCGAGTTCGTCTGGAGCGACGAAACCCTGGCTGGTGGTATTCAGCAGGATGTGTCTGCTTCGACACTACGATACCGCATCGTTAGAAATCTGAACCAAAGCACGAGAGGGGCGCAGACGAAGGACATGGGTGTCCGTAGTCTGATGACGATTGCGCTCACCTCTTACAGCACCTTCGGAGGGTATGACTTCCGATGGCAGTCGTCGGGGACCACATATCAGAAGCTGCTGATCTTCCAAGACAATGGGTCGACCACCTCCGTCTATGTCTTTGACCCAACCACCCGAACGGCTGCCGCAGAGGCTACTACCCTTGCCAGAGTCAAGCCATGCACGCTGACGTTCGCGAACAAGTTGATCACCATCGACGGCACGACGATCCGCTCGTGGACGGGGTCGGCCTGGGCCACACCTGGCACTGTGGATATGAACCGCTGTCGCTTTGGCGTTGTCTATGCCAACCGTCTGATCCTCTTTGGCGACCCGTCCTACCCCTACTACTTCTACCCCTCTGGTGTCCGTAACGAGACAGACTGGGATGCGAACCTCGCGTATGAGGTGCTCAGTGCGAGGGGGGAGAAAATCACAGGAGCAGGGACATGCGGCTCTTACTTACTCGTTGGTGGGAACGAGTTCCTGCGGGCGTTCACCCTTGGCACAGCGTCTCCGACGGACTGGGACTACGACTCTCTTTCAGAGCAGTCTGGTCCGGTTAACTGGCAGTCGTTTGTCGAGGTGACTCGTCCCCGTGGAAACAGCACCAACTCGTTCACCTTCTTCTGGACGCGGCAGGGGCCAGCGATGGTCGTGCGTCAGGGTGAGGGCACGCCGTCCCTGGTGCCGCTGCACGACTCGCTACGCGAGATGATGCTGGGTAATACCTACCAGGGACTGCTGGGCCTGAATCAAAGTCGGTTCGACTACGTCGAGGGGGTCTACGTCCCGTCCTATAACGAGGTGCGCTTTGCGGTAAGTTCAGTGGACTCGTCGGTCAACGACATGCTGCTGTGCCTGAATGTGGACTCAGCCATAGACTACATGTCTGATCCTGAAAACAACCATCCGCACTGGCGTGTCAGAGACAACGACTCGTGGACGTTTCCCCTTGAAACCATCTTCACCTGCGAGGTAGATACTGCTGGTCTTCCGTCGACTACTGGGACTATCAAGGCATTTATCGCCAAGGCTGGCATGGTCTACGAGATGGACGCCCTATCGTCGTGCTTGGACAATAGTCTGTATCCAATCAAGATGCAGCTACGCCGTGATGGGTATGACGGCCAGGACGATGGTGTTCGTGAGTATACCAAGTCGGTTCGAGACGTCCGAATAATCACAACGCAGTGGGGCGTAGGCCACATCTACTGTCGGGTAAAAGCCGATGGGGGCTCGTCGTCGTCTGAGTCAGATGTGTCTCTGGACGAGGATCTGTATCTGTGGACTGACTCAGCGGTAGTTGGAACGTGGGGTGATGGCACCCTGTGGAATGCCGGAGAGACCCCTCAGTCTGTGACCACACGGATTGGTGTTGGATGCCTTGGGCGTAGGTTCGATGTTGAGTTCTACGACAACGGCGAGATCAACATGCCAATCAAGATCAACTCGTTCAGTCTCTATGGGTTAGTGGAGGGACTCTACTGATGCCTGTGTTAGACTATGGAGCAAACTTCCTGACGCCAGGTGAGGTGGATGGGATACAGGCCCAGTCGTGGACAGACGTGTACACCCCGCTGGTGGCTATCCGCACGTTGCTGAACACCACTGGGTTGGATTACACCAACGTCCAATCCTATGGCCTTCTCCCGTCCAACATTCGGACCTATGGTCCGGTGACGCACTCCTACATCCTTGTCTACAATAGCACCGGTGGGACTCTCTCAGCGGGGACGTTGGTCTACATCAATGGAATGTACAATACCGGTGGCGTTGATGTTCCAACGGTGGCGAAAGCCATCTCAGCCAACACCTCAGCGAACACGTTCTACGCCTTGGGCGTCGTTGTTTCCGATATCACCAACTCAACGACAGGGACCATAGCTCAGACCTACCAGTTGGACAACCTCAACACGGTGGGGAAGGTTGTCCACCAAAGGGTCTATCTCGACTCAACGGCCGGTCTGTGGACCTACACCATGCCCACGTCTCCGTATCGCGTTCAGCTTGTTGGTCACGTGACGTATGTCCATGCCTCTCAAGGCCGGATCGTCTTTCAGCTCCCAGGCGAGAAGATCCCATATTCCCATGGCAGCGAGGTGTAACCGTGCCACAGGTATCGTATGGCACTGAGTTCTTCACCCCGGCGAACGTCAACAACTACAGGCCACACTCGTGGGCTGATGTTTACACGCCACTGTCGGCGATCCAGGCCCTCATCAACGCCACTCTACTTGACTACCAGAATTTCCAGCTATATGGCCTGAGACCAATCAACGTCATGGGGACCTATACGGCGACCTACGGCCCAATGACATCTGGCTTTATGCTGGTCTACGTGTCCCCCTCGGCGTCGTCGGACATATCCCAGGGGCACCTGGTTACGATCACCGGGTACTACAACAATGGAGCCCTGACTGTTCCTACCATTGGGCTGGCTAATGCGTATCCTGGTGAGTATGCCATAGGGATGGCAATCGCGCCCATACTCAAAGGCAGTTACGGTGTTGTCGCCAAACAGGTAGATACGATGGGGCACAATACCTCATCGCGACGAGCAGGCGAGCCTGTGTGGCAGAACACTTCCACACCTGGAGGGTGGTGTTACACCGAACACCCTTCGATGTCGTATGGATATCGGAGTCAGATAGTTGGGCAGGTGTGTAACATCTCCTCCACGGCAGGGCGCATCCTCTTCACGCTACCAGGGACCAAATTGCCTCCCAATCTCTACTCCGAGGTGTAGCCATGGCCTTCAAGAACTTCCGCAGGAACGTCACGACCTCCGGCACCCAGGTGCGTCTGGTGACCACGTCAACGCCAGCCACTGACGTGCTGATCCGTGCCAAGTATACCAACACCGGCAAGGTGTATCTTGGTGACTCGACGACGAACAAGACGACGCACTCTCCGATTGAGGCTGGATACTGCATTGGCCTGACATGGACGGCTAACATGCCCATCGACCTGGCTGAGATCTGGGTCGATGCGGATGTCAGTTCAGAAGGCGTCGAGGTCTGGTACAACTCGCTGTAGGAGACTCAGCCATGTATGGACGCAACGACCGCATCGAACTCTACAATGACTCCATGGCTGATGCTCTGCATCGCCATTCGGAGTTGTCTGCCAACGATGGCGTCCCTAACCCATCTCTACAGGTAGACGCATCGGGCAATGTGGGCATCAACAACACCACCCCGGCATACCGCGTCGAAGTCAGCGAGAGCGCCGCCGACGCTATCCTGAACGTCTCCTGCTGGTCAACCACCGCGGCCAATCACGGCGAGATCAAGCTCAACAAGAGCGCCAGTGCGACCATCAACACGCTGTCCGCGACGGCCAGCGGCGATGCCTTGGGCGAGATCGAGTTCGGGGGCGTCAACTCCTCGTCGGCAAGGGCCACCGCGGCTTACATCGCCGCCCACCAAGACGCCGCCAACGGCGCCACGTACGTCCCTGGGCGCCTGAGTTTCTGGACGGGCACGAACGCCGCCGCAGCCACGGAGCGCCTGCGGATCACCAACGCCGGGTATGTGGGGGTGAACAACACCAACCCACTGGCGCGCCTG